AAAAAAAAAAAAATAAGAATAACAAGTCTCTACTAATGGAAGTGTATCCAAAAGTGGACATATAAAGGGTGGTATGGCAGTTAGGGAGGGAGGGAGGGTTCGAGCTAAGTCGAGCTCGCTCAATGAGTTAGGTCATGTTCGGCAGGTAGGAAAGGACTACGAAAGAAGTAAGAATGAGGTAGGAAAGAGGTAAGGATCGACTTTTTTTGGCTTCCGTTATGAATCTGACAGTAAATCATATAGCAAAATCGCAGATAGTAATATTATAAGCTAATAATATTATATCACGGTAAGCGAACGTGTGATTGGTGATTCTGAATGAGGCTCAGAATGGGGCAGGACGGCGCGAGATTGAGGCAGGATGAGAGATAATGGAAGGAAGATAGATAGACAGAGGGGAGACCCGAGATAATCGTTCCCAGGTCAACCTCGTGCGTTTCGCTAGAGAGGCGAAGATACCATTATTGATTCGAAAGATACCATCCCTCGGCGCGAAGTTCCATAATCCAGGAATCTGGAATGGAAAAATTCAGAACGATTTTACGATACTCACCCAGGTATTGATCGTTGCGAAAAACGTAAATAAACATGGGATTCACACTCCTAACGGTTAAGAAAGTGAATCACGGACGCGCCATATGTAGTATTAGCGCGTCCGTGATATTTCGTTCAGTGTATTACGCCTGGGTTGCCGACAAAAGTGCAGCAACCTGCTTGCGCGCAGTGTCTTCCGGAATCCCAAGACGAATGTAATCACGAATCATTCGTTCCTGGATATCAGCGGGTGACACTTCCGAAGGCCTATACGGCAACAGCGCTGATTGGTAGGCGTTGCTACGCGCGTTGGCTTTCAGGACGTCGTTCACCAGTGCGACGACGTTCCACTTTTTTTCGACGATTACCGCGTTGGCCTCGTCGAGAGTGCTGCACAGCTGAAACGAAAAAGTCTTTTCGACTTTATCTCCAGCTTGTTCGTGGCCTTCCGGAATCGCGAAACTGAACTTACCGACTTTGGTTTCCATTATCTGATTCTGTCCTTGTTGAGTCTACGTATCAAGTGCAGGTATTGCTGGACCGTAGCATCCGGCAAGACTCGGAGTGGTAAGGAATTTACCTCTCGCGATAGAGTATCATGGATACTTCTCATGTATGCCAATCTTACGGAATTGCCTGGCATGACAAGAGTTAGTATCCACATAACTCCTGTGCATTGCAGAGTCATATACATGGTTTTTTCCTATCTTGGATTCAGGACGACACCCGCTTTATGCCGCGCTTGGGTTGCTGCGTAAGTGACCCGGACGGAATGTATTTCCGATTTTCGCGTGTCCAGCTAAGCTCGATGCCCGCCTACCCGCGTCCGTGTCCCTCACCATATCATATTGCATACGTGGTGCCATCTTCTAATGTGTTAGATCAGGCCTGAATCCTCACATTCCCCAGACCAACTACAATATTAGTGACAGGAAGTGTCATGTCAGAATGTGAAATTGTCTCTAAGTTCTTTATTATCAATGACTTACGAGATGACAGATTATGTCATGCGGAGTGACGGGACTTGTCATATATACTGGCACGATTTATGCTATAGCAACGCGCGTGCCTGGGCACTTTCGATACACTTGCGCGCCGTTATACAGTCTTGCATTTACATTACTGCACATAATTTCATTGAGTTTCACAAGACTTTACATGTATTATTAAAACTGTATAATTCTGTGTAGTTTTGTGCAGTTCTTACCTTATCATAATTGCACGTGGGTATACAGGGGTATACACCTCTGCACGTGCAGTAGTGTGCAGTTTTGTGAAACGGAGATTGTAACCACATAACTTAGTGAATAAATAACTTAATGACTAAATAATAGTGACTAAATAACTTAGTATTAAAATATTTTAAATAAAAATGATACTGGGTATGACATAACATAGGTATGACATAACATAGGTATTACAAATTATAATATTAGTTTAAAGTTCAGTGATTCGATGCTTGACATCTTATATAGGGCTGTGCTAGGGTAGTCCTGGGCCGAAGGTCCAACTGAACTTTTGATAATATTATAATAATTAATACTATGATGGGATTAATATTATGATGGGATTAATATTATGATGGGAATAGTAGATGATTCAGATTTTGAATCTGAATTAAATAATGTAAATTCTAGTATGGGGAATACAGATATTGAACTACTTCGGCGCGGACGCGGTCTTGATAATATAGCAGTTCCAGAATCCTTAAGAAAAATTATAGGAGAGACTAATGAAATAGATGGAAGACCTGCCGCGCTTGAATTAGGTAAACAATTTGGCATATCCCCATCATCTATATCTGCATATGCCAATGGAGCAACATCCACTTCATCATATAATCAACCCTCTGAATCATTGAATAACCATGTTCAAAATGCGAAAGAACGAATTGCCACACGCGCTCGACATAGATTAATGAATGCACTTAAACATATTACTGATGATAAACTTCAATCATCTGATGCAAAAGAATTAGCTGGTGTAGCTAAAGATATGTCCGTAGTTATTAAAGCAATGGAACCGGATGTAGTTAATAATATTAATAAATCTGGACCTACCTTTATATTCTATGCACCTCAATTTAGCAAAGAAGAAACGTTTGATGTAGTGTATACTAAGGAATAATCATGCCAACAATCCAACTAAAGCTGCTTATTTGTAATTATGATTGAGCCAGAATATTGGAAACCAACTAGAAGACAGGAAGCCTTTTTAGCTATACCTATAACTATTAAAGAAGCACTTTTAGGTGGTGGTGCCGGTAGTGGGAAATCAGATGTATTATTAGTATATGGTATAGTTCATAGATGGCATGAAAATCCAAAGTTTAAACAAGTATTCATGCGTCGAACATTTCCTGAATTAAAAAATGAAATAGTTCCACGTAGCAGAGAAATATTTAATAAATTTGGAGCAACATTTAATAAGACTGACATGGTTTGGACATTTCCTAGAACTGATCAATATGGCGCTGGTATTATGGGAAATGCTGGAGCCATGATCTTTCTAGGTCATTGTGAAGATGAGAAAGATGTTCATAAATATGATTCAATGGAAATTAGTTTATTTACTCCTGATGAATTAACTTCATATACTGAATACATATATCTTTACATTGCATTTGAAAGAAATAGAGCGCCTAAAGATTCAGGACTTCCTAGTATTACACGCGCTACAGGAATGCCAGGTGGAATTGGACACACATTTGTAAAGAAAAGATTTGTTGATCCATTTCCTGAAGGTGGCAAGATTATAGTAGGACGTGGTGGTAATAAACGAATTTACATTCATGCAACATTAGCTGATAATCCTCATATTGATCCCTCATATTCTCAATCATTAGATGGACGCCCGGAAGCGGAAAGAAAAGCTAAGAAATTTGGTGATTGGTCTGCATATCTTGGACAAGTATTTGATGAATTTAGAGATCATAAATATCCAGATGAACCAGAAAACGCATTACATGTAATTGAACCATTTGACATACCATCATGGTGGCCTCGCATTGTAATAGGTGATTGGGGCTTTGCGGCCATGACGTGGTTAGGATTTTTTGCAATATCTCCATCAAAGAGATTATATTTATATAGAGAATTATATTGGATTAAAACTAAGATTGCGGAATGGGCTCCAGTATTAAAAGATTTCATTGAAAGAGAAAATCCTCGTAAAATTAAATTTTGTAAATCATCTGGACAAGACAGGGGCCAAGAACATACTATTCAAGAACAAATTGAATCAAGTATTGGTAGACCAATTGAGTTAACTAATAATAATCCTGGTAGTCGAGTAGCTGGTAAAATGTTACTTCATGAATATCTAAGATGGAAGCAAAGACCTGTCATTTCATCTAATGAAATTCCAATGTATAATGAAGAACACGCGCGATGGTTATTACGAAATAGAGGATTAATAGAATATAAATCATATTTATCATTATTTGATCCACCAGTTGAAGAAACTAACATTCCTAAATTACAAATTTTTAAATGTAATGATGAAGGAAATCATGAAGGTCATCCATCTTGTTGTCCTGTAGTAATTAATGCTATTAAAGCCTGTAGTTATGATAAACCAAAGAATGATAAACCTGCTGAGGATGTAGCAGAATTTAGTGGAGATGATCCTTATGATGGATTGAGATATGCTTGTGATGCTGCTGATAGATATTTTGAAGAAGCGATAGAAGAATTTTCAAGGATTCAAAAACAGGAAATATTTATTCAAAAGGTAGAACGAGATCAGGACTTTACTGCATTTTATCGAAATATGAGAAGTATTGAATTAGATGATACACCTCGAATGATTCGTAAATTTCATAGGTAATTAATTATGAATTTCTTCCATAGACTTTTTAATCCACATTGTCCTGATTGTATTGAACAGGCGCGTGAATTAAATCATTGTAATTCTTGTGAAATTCTTCAATTAGAAATTACAAGATTAAGAATAGATAATGATAAATTATTAGATGTAATTCTTAATAAAAATAATTCCCCCTCTCTTCCGACTAATATTGAAGATATGAAACCCATTCAATCAAAACATATTCCTTGGGCTGTTAAGAGACAGCAGTTAGAAGCAGATGATAGGCGTATTGCTGAAAGATTAAAGAGCGAAGCTCCTACTCCTAAAATTCCTGATACTAAATTGGAAGAATTAGAAGAGGAAATATTAAATGCCAAGGGATGAAGTATCTAAGAAACCAGTTAATACTATTAATACTGGGCCTAGTCCAGGATTATTACGTAGATTATTAGGTGATCCAATATCTGAAAGCACTTCCACACGATGGCCCGCGCTTGCAAAAGCATGGAGTGGGAGACAGATAGAAATGCCTCGGGAAAGTGCAAAAGTTACAAATATAGGTGAAATGGGACCATTTACTAAATGGCGTAATCCAGAAGCGTATGCAGTAACTGGTCCATTTGGAACTATGAGATTTAATCGTGAATTAATTGAAAAAAATAAACAAGATTTAAATGATGTAATGGTTCATGAACTTGCTCATGTTGGTCAAGGTCCACTGGGTTATCTTAAAGGTATATTTGATCCTAACGCTCAAGAATTAGAACCAATTACTAGAGAAGCAATGCGTAAGGTAAGAAAAACAGATATTCCATTAAGAGGTAAATAATATGGCATTGTTTGATCAAAGAAAAAGATTAGGTAGATATAATAGAGGATTTTCTAGTCCTGGTGGGGGAAGTATTACTGGAAATATTCCTTCTGGTGGGGGATCTGTATTTGGAAGTAGAACTGGATATAGCCCTACACCAAGTCCTCAAATACCCTCAACTATTGGACAACCAGGAATAATGTCTCCCGGTCAAACAGAAGGACCAGTAAATATTAATCCTTCTCCTAATATGATGTCTA